CGACATTTCGCCACTCGAATTAGGAATGAACAAATACGCAGAACAGTCCATCCCATTCTCACATGAGATTTACACCACATCTCATCAAATGGACTCGACTTTCGACATCAACAACTACCCACCTCGATATCCCGTTGACCGTATTGATGATGATTTAATATTAAACGGAGTTATGGATGGATCCCACATCTATGAATCCATTAATATTAACTCATCATCAGGATTTCCCTGGACTAAAAAGACCAACGGCAAGAAAGGAAAGCACGCTTTTATGGAACGAACCGCAAGCGATGAGATTGTATTGACTAGTCGCGAGCTGGTAGATGCCGTTATAGACCGAATCAATGCTTGGTCGCGAGGAGAAGAATATGAATCCATCTGGAGTGCCTCCCTCAAATCTGAATTACGGAAAATCCAGAAAATCGAAAATGGCGAGACGAGAGTTTTTACTATCCCGCCTCTCGACTACACTCTTGCAGCAAGAGCCTTGTGTTTACATTGGGCTCAAGCAATGTATGGAGGATGTAGAAGCCATAGAGGATACTCTACTGTAGGCGTTGACCCCGATTCTGGCGATTGGACCAATCTATACGACAAACACACCTCTTTTTCCCCTTATGTGATCCCTGCTGATCACTCTGATTTTGACGGAACTCTCGATGCTCAATGCGTCGCAGATGTGTACGAAGAAATCAGTGATTGGTATGATCACTATTCCCAATCAGACACCTTCACATACGAATTTTATATTAACTCAGAATATCTCAAAATTGAACTATCCCCTAAACAAGCTCGTATGGCACGTAGAATGTGTGGAGCTGAAATCTACACTACCCGCCTCATTGCCGCCAACACTCTAATCCAAAAATTTGGAGGCAACAATTCTGGAAATGCATTGACTGTATTACTCAACAATAAAGTAAACAGAAAGTACATTTTCGCCGCATTCTACAACCACTTTGCATCAAAGGGCTATTATACCGCCATCCGACACTTTGATGACCTTGTGCGTCTCTCGACCTACGGAGACGACATCTTAATTAGCGTAGCAGAACCCGCTCGACTCCAAGACTTCGATTTCTACGCTATCCAAAAATATTTGGCAGACCATAATCTCACCATTACGGCAGCTGACAAATCCGATAATCCACCCCCTTTTATACCCTTCGAACAAGCCACATTTCTCAAGCAAGGCTTCGTTCCCGACTCAAGATTCCCCTACATAATACACCCGCAAATGGAACTGGACACGATTTTTGAACTCACCAACTGGATTACAACCACCATCCCGAAAAAGGAAGCAATTCGAACTAATTGTACATTAGCTCTCGAATTTGCATACCATCATGGTAGGAGCTTTTATAATGCCCTACATAGCGACATAAATGCTGCATTAGCACCCGCGTGCGGATTCATCTTGCCCAACGAATTTGATACCCTTGATCGGGCTTTCTTATTTCGTTGTGGTAAAGCTTGAACACGACGGCCCGAGGACATGGAGACGCAAATAAGACGACCCTTCCTCGCAGCAAATATAGTTAAAAATCTATAATTATAAAAATT